TTGAGAAGTACGGAACAGGATTGATGGACGAATGACAATCTATCATGTGTTCTCTGGTAGTATGCACATCATCACAACGCTAGACTATGCTATTGCGTTGAGTGTCTTGAATCGATTTCCTAGTGGAATTATAGTAGAAACGAAAGGTGAGTACATTGGATAAGTGGGAAGCCCTCGCGTTCATTACTGTGTCTGTGTGTATTACGGCATACTTGATTGTGAAGGTGTTGTATGGCTGAGTTTACCGCACGAGTAACTCTTGGTGTGATTGTCGAAGCAGAGAGTGGGGCACATGTAGAAGACCTTGTGCAAGACTACATGAGCTGGCTACGCTACTGGACTGACTATCAGTATTACTTTGATGTAACTGATGAGGATGGTCTGCCTACTCTCGTTGATGTGACAACAAAACTCGTAGATATCACGGAGGAACCTGAATGAGAATTGATTGGGAGCCAGTTATTCTTCTAGCGGTGCTGTGGATTCCCATGTTCATTGTGTTAGGATTGATGGTAGTGTTTGGAGAAACCTGTGGATAAAACTGTTGTGTGGGTAGTGATTACTGATGTTGACAATGTTAGAGACTACATGAAAGTGTTTCCGTTTGATGATCTGGAAGGAGCGGTGAACTACTACATCACCTTCATCAACAATCTACTGCGTAACGAATGGGATCGTGTTGATGACACAAGTTACCTCGATGCACGAGAGTCTGCTGCTGCGTACGGTGTGTACGGTGGTGTGTATGATGTAGAGGTAGAATAATGAAAATCTATAGTATCGTACGTGAGCTTGATGTTCATATGCGCGAGACAGTGTATCTTGTAGGAGATGATGAACAAGATGCACTAGCCTATGCTAGAGAGGGCAACATATGGGATTATGCTAATGACCAAGAAGAAGTTGATTGGGATAACCTTACCTACGACTATAGTACCCTTACGGACACAGGAGAGGAAACAAACTAATGCCAGAAGCAACTGTTCGTTTGATTATTGATTTCGTGGTGCCGTTCGAGCATACACACGATGAGGATGCTCACAATGCAGTATCAGACTGTATTGCTGCGATTGAACAGGCTCTTCGATATGAGAGAGCAGCCTGTATTGTCACAGGCATTGATGAGATTGATATTCAGGGCAAGGCATGTTCTCGCTGTGGTACGTTTGGGGATGAGGATGATCTGCAAACCATTGAACCGTTCTACAATGGTGAAAAGTTCTGCGAGAAATGTTATGATAAGTGGCACGACATCTACGACAACGAGCGTGCGGATGCACTGCGAGATGCAGAGGACAACGCAATTGACAAGTTCAAGCGAGATGGAGAGTGGAGCTAATGCATAAGGTTACATTCACGATTAGCTACTTCGTAGATAACAACAACACATCGATTGCAGAAGAGGATGCATCAGACCTCGCTGATGTACTCTATGCAGATGTATACATGTACGGGATGCCACACGATATTACCTATACAGTAGAGAGGGTGACCGAGCCATTACCTGACTATCTGATGGTCGATAATGAGGAAGAGGATGACTATGAACTAGACCCGTATGCCTACTACGAAGAGCCTGATATTATCTGCGATGATGAAGAGGTTGACATTACTGATGAGGATGGTGTATAATGCGGGTATGGATGCGTTACTCTGTGCTAGTTGAGTTGGACATGGAAGAAGAACAACCTGATTACAGAGATGATCCTGATGGGAACGAAGCATGGGATAAGAAACTATCTAATTTTCTAAGTGATTCCGAAGAAGATTCTATTGATTACCTTATGATGGTGAGTGGTGTAGTTGATGTTGAATTTCGTAATTGGGATTTTGCATGATGTACTATGTAGTTGTTCTGCGTAGGTGGGAACCTGACTTCGTATACGCGGGAGCGGTAGAGTTTCGTACAGCAGAGGAAGCACGACAATGGGTAGCACGTTGGTATGCAGAGTTTGAGGTACAGGACTACGAATTATGTCTCGTTGAGTATCCGCTCACACCAGATGAGGCACTCGAAGAATTTGATATTGTAGTCGATGCTGATGAGGAAGAAGAATGAAACATTGTGACCCTAAATACTTGGATGCGTTCAACACCGCTGAGAAAACTGTGAGGGATATACATGATGCGTTGTGTGGTGTGCGCTGTGTATCAAAAGCTGATGCACGAATTGTGAGCCTATATAGCAGTGCTGTGATAGATTTCCTAGAAGCGGCACGACAAGTGTTGATTGAGACTGGATACACGTATAAGGAGAACGAATGAAAGTAACTCACGAGTACACGGATGCAACTGTACCGAACGATGTATTCTGGTATAAGATACTTGGACTTACGAGTGAAGGGTTGAAATGTTCGGTACGAATGCGCGGGAGTAAACTACATAAGGTAGAACAGGAGATTGTGTGGGTAACAACTGAGCTAGAACCGGAGGATTGGGGATACTCTGAGGGTCTGCTGCCCGAACTAGCATGTATGAATGCTCGTAGATTCGCGCATGAAACATGGGGAGGTAGTGTACTACGTGAACTCAGCACCGATGCATGTTGGGAAGAACGAGCGGAGAAGCTCAATGGCCTCTACATCTAAGGTGAGCTATGATCGTGAACAAAAGCTCATTAAGCGATATGGTATTACACAAGCAGACTACGAACACGTACACTACTTGCAGGGTGGTGGTTGTCATCTGTGTGGAAGGGGTGTAGATGAGGTAGGACAGTTGGTAGTCGATCATTGTCACGCAACCGGTACACTGAGAGGATTGCTTTGTCGTGATTGTAACATGGCACTAGGCTATGTGCATGATAACGAGACTACACTGAGGAAGATGATTGGCTATCTGCGTGTGTATGCCATGTATGGGGAGTTGAACAATGACTAATAGGAATCTCGAAATCTGGTTCTACAAGGATGGTGACTTCATATTCGACTGTCGTACGGGATATCATAACCAGATCACTCGTGACAAAGCAGTAGGTACTGACTCGTTTGCAGCATTCAGAAGTTCTGCGGAACATTATGGATACGCGATTGATATCTCTGATACAATGAACAATGTGTTCGAGATTCGTGATCTATCAGCAGATGGTACAGTCTATACTGTACGGCACGGTATCACGAGTAGATACCCTATCTTTCAGTACGAGATTCCCGGTCTACGAAATGAAGAATTGTTCGTAGAGATGGTTAAGCGACTCGTGCAGGTGGTACAACTCGCTGAGTATCCTAGTGGATTTGGTATCTGGGATGAACGATATGGTGCTAATCAGCAAGTGTGGCAGCTAGATTGGGACAGAGATACCGGTTCATATACAGGCCGATACCGTGAAATGTTTGAGGAATCAAACACTAAGCCTCAACTAGTTGAGCAGAGTATAGAAATGGTAAATGAGCTTATCGCTACTGAGCGACAGATGGCATATAACACAGGATACAACGAGGGCTATGATGCTGGTAGATTCGATGAAAGCTATGTAACACCACCACATGTAGAGTACAGGCTATACATGTGCTTCTCTGAAACAGAGAAACAATTGATTACCTCACACGAAGACCCACTCTGGTTGTTACAGAGACTCCTGAATATCCGAACGCTTATTCATAACGACATGAATGCGGGTATTCGCTTCGCAATCGAGCGTGTAGTGAATGGTGAGCTAGGGAATGCTGTTGAATTTACGGATACGGAAGCTCTCTTTCTGGGAAGGAAAGACTCATGATGCTACACGGTGATTCGATCTGTCCGGGTGAGATGGTTGATATGTACGACCTGTACGAAGAAGAAGACTTGGAGGAAGAGAACTACTTTGTTGATATTATTGATCCAGTAGACCCATATCCATTCGATCTACGTTGGCTAGAGACATGGGCAGGAACGACATGGGAGAGAGCACTTGATATCTATGATGAATATGTTGCTCGTGGATTTCCAGTAAGGCTTTGCATGTGGCCTGATAGAATTGTATTGTCACACTCATGAGCCAAGCAGGAGTTGTTGGTTTATCGATGTTACTGTGTGTTATACTGTTGGTGTTGTTAGCGTTGGTGGGCAGTACGGCCTCTGATAATCCTAGCCTATGGTGGGATAAGCTGATGACACCAACAGTGGAGGGAACGAGATGAGTGTTCTAGATGAGGCAGATGATATATTGAAGAACAGCAACGATGAGAAGAAATACGGAAAGGAGGAATTGTACGGACAGATTTGGGATAGTCAAGAGATGCAGTGGACAGATGCCTATGTGTATCACGAGGCAACCAACAGTGGGCATGTGTTCCGCATTCTAGTAGGAGGGAAGAATGTACTAGAGATGCGTGGTGTAGACTTCGGCCCGGTGCTGGCAAGTATCTTGAATAAGTGGAGTGAGAAATAGTGGCAGCTAAGGTATTTGATGTATCCAAGCTCAAAGTAGGCAACGAGGTCTGTGTCGATAGCACCATGAACATGATGAAGGGATGTGATTTCATCGGTGTCGTTGTCGAGAACCCAAGTAAGACTGATGTGTTGGGTCTACCAGCCAAGCGACAGATTAGTGTACGTGAGAAGGGTAAGCGTAAGGCTATGGTGATTGATGCTGCATGGATTAGGAATAGAATATGAGTCAAGCTGTTCTTCCTGAACATCGTGAAGACCGTTCGAAGATCAAGTACATGAAGGTGGGTGAGGAAGGATATTGCACATGGTGGGCTATCGAGGTTGATATGCGAAATAGAATTTGGATCAACATTAATCATACGCGACAGAGTAAAGAGGGAGGTACAGCAGACACATATATCAAGAAACTACCATATGGCTGGTTTGTGAGGACACATCATAACTACGAGCCAGGAGAACTGAATGAAAAGGGTAAATATCACCCGGTGATGGAATTTGTGTGAATGAAATACATCTTCGGAGTAGCGTATACTTTTCTAGGAACTACCATGTGGCTGACTGATTACCGCATGGATACAGCAGCATTTCAGTCGTTTATTATATCCATGTTAGGTGTGATGTTTGTGCTGATGGCAGGAGATAAAGCAGAATGATGCCACATATGAATAAGCCAATGCCTACTACGTTCATCCTTGTTGAACTGATTGTGTTTATGTTCGGAGCTATTCGAGAGGATACAACGGTTATGATTGTGGCTGTGGTATGCCTACTGATTGGTCTAATGGTATGGGCAAGCAATTAATCGAAATGCGTAGTAATGTATAGTAGAAAGCTGCTCACATGAGAATTGACCAAGTACATCTACATGATTGGTGTTTTCTGTACATTGATGGTGAACTGGTGTATCATCATCATGATAGTCTAAGCGGTAGTGCGTGGGAAACACTGGAACCCCTGCTGTATAAGCTGGGCATTGAGACACATGATTGGACTCCAGAGGATGAAGATGCATATAAGACTCTTGCTGAAATGACAAACTGGAGAAGAGTCGGGCCACCACAGAAATTTGAAGATATGGAGGTATTTGTTGTAGAAGGATATGGAGGCTATTTTTAGTGGCAGCAAGGGTAATGGGGATACTCATCATAACTGGTGGAAGTGGGTGTATAGGCTATAGTTTCTGTAGCGATGATTGGCCTCTGTTTGTAACTGGATTCGCTATTACAATGGTAGGATGGATATTACACAACGTAGGAGAACTATATGGCAATTCTTGATATATGCCCGAAATGTTACGGTCAAACACACGATGATAAGGGTGATTCGTGTATGCTGTGTATGGGAAGGGGTGTTGTGTACCCAATATGGGGGAAGGGTAATCGGGCAGTAGCCCATGCGTTCGTGCTGCCTAGTACGCGCTATACGCGAGAGGATATTGAGAATGCACTCACCAAGATTCGTACCGGCTATGACTCTAGTGATGATGCTAAGTCAATTGGCTTTGTATCCGGCCTCATTCAACTTAGCGAGGAACGTACTGAGGAATCTACTGATCCAGGTGAATGGCTACAGAATATCTTGCGAGATGCCGATGCATTAGTTGTAGATGCATCTGGTATCTACCTAGAACATGGGAACCGTGGCATCCGTATCTATCGGTTCCCGTTCGTATAAACAGAAATACCCCACTACCCAGCAATGAGTAGTGGGGTATTCTGCTATCGAACGATCAGTGTGTCGTATGGATTATAAACATCCTGTTGTGTGGTTGTGTAAGGGTCTACAACGTGGGATGTTGTACTATATGGCTCATACAACGATGCTGATGTGTGATAGTTATTGTGTAGTGGTCGCTTGGTAGTTGTGTCTCTACCGGTTGTGACCACAAGTATGGTAACCTCACCAAGAACCTCTCCTGTGAATATGAGGTCGGAACCTGTCGTTATGACAGGTACAACCACCACACCTGTTACATCAATGGCATCGAATATTTCAACACCGGTTGGCATAACAGCGAGAAGTGTTATCTCACCAAAGTCACTATATGATACACCATCGGTACCACTGAGTACCGCGAGGATGGTGACCTGTCCGGTAGTGTCTGTGGTGCTTACGGCAGCATCACCAGTAAGAACAGCGAGGATGGTGACCTGTCCGGTGGTATCCGTGCTTACTGCGGTGTCCTGACCACTCATAGCCACCACAATGACCTGTAAGCCAAGTTCGATGATAGTAAATGAATCTGTGCCTGTGGTAGTCACAATGATCGGTACAACCGCTACTGTGGCCTCAGAGGCTCCAAAAACATCACTTCCGGTGAGTATCACCAATGTGGTGACCGCACCGGTGGTTTCTGACATACTCTGGACTTCGGTGCCGCTGAGTACGCTAAGTACGGTGACCTCACCAGCAGTTTCTATGTAGTTGGTAGGTGCAAGGAAGAATCCATCGGTACCATCAAGAGTAACAAGAACGGTTACCTCACTAGTAATTTCAGTATTGGTGAGTGTATCAACACCACTCGTGAGAGCACGAACAGTAAGCTCACCAAAGTCTTCATTAAAGAGGGTCAGTTCTCGTACAGCCTGCATAAGTAGCTGCTGCCGATCTTCTTCATCGAGTACGGTATCTGGGTATGGTAGGACTCTACTGAATGGTAGAGCTACGTTGATAATCGCAGCACGCTTACGAGCGGTGTTGATATTACCACTTGCAGTAAAGGTGTCCGCACCCGATAGCACCACGAACACAACCTGTATATTTGTCGTGTCAGTAATGTTAGCTGTATCGGTACCAGAGGTAAGTGCGCGAACCGTGGTCTCACCAAGATGTATGACACTACTGGTATCCGTACCTGATGTGAGTGCCTTGACTGTGACCTCACCAGTGAGTTCGCTATAGCTATCAGCAGATGGAACATTGTAGCGGAAGTTGAGTTGGTCGCGGTCTCCACGACCGAGCGTTCCATCAGGGTATGGTAGGATACGGCTGAATGGTAGAGCCACATTGATAATAGAGGCTCTGCGTAGGGCTGTAGTGATCGGGTTTGCTTCATCGATACCGGAAAGTATGACCAGAACAACCACGCTACCGCTTAGATCGGTAACCGGCATATTGTCGGTACCACTCAACACCACCAGCACAACTGCTGTACCTGTAGCTTCGTGATAGGTAAAGGCATCGACACCGGAGAGAACAACTACCACTGGTAACGTGCCAGTGAGTTCGTTCTGCGTAACAGCCTCGGTACCACTCAATATCGTAAGCACAACCGCTACACCAAGCTCTAATGCAGCAAGCACATCGGTACCGCTGGTTAGAGCGAGTGTGGTGACTTGTCCAGTGAAGTCACCATTGAGTTGCAGATCGGTACCGCTTGTAACAACAAGAACAACTTGTGCTCCTGCTGGTTCAGCATAGGCTTGGGTATCGGTACCAGATTCCTGTGAGGCAATTGTTAGCTCACCCGCAGTCTCCACGTGGTTTTGCGTGTCGGTACCTGTTGTGGGTACAGTAACAACTACACTACCGGTTGCTTCATTTATTGTATGTGATTCGGTACCCGTTGTCAGTGCAAGCACAACCTGTGGTGATCCGGTGGTGTCACTGACATTGAGCACACCAGTACCGGATAGAGCGGTGAGTACAGTAACCTCACCAGCGATTTCAGTATATTGAAAGTGTGGTTTGGATAGAATAGCTAGACCACGTGATAGCCTAGGTGGGGCACGGAAGAGTGTACGGAACACGTGAGACATGGTTCCCCCTTAGACTATGGGAACTCTTCCACGTATAGTGTGCCACTCATCGTGATAGAGTCTGCTGGTGTAGTGAGTAGCCGCACAACAATGGTCGTGTTTCCTTGGCTACATCCCGGTCGTATCTCAGGTGTTGGTATGTAGAGATATGGCATACGGATGTTCCAATAGTCTTCGTGTAAGGTTTGTGCTGTACCGGCTGAGGCAATTGTGGTGTCATTTACTCGTGCAACAAATCCAGCCGCGAGTTCGGTTGATAGTGCGAGGGGTGCAGGAGTTGGTGCGGTACCACCTGATCCTACAGTTGCATGGCCGCGAATAATCGCGATACGTAGCATCTCTTCCATTGCATCACCGATTTCGGTGCCTTGCGCGAGGAAAATAGCATGAAATCGAATAGGCTTATCATCGGCTGGTGCGATATAGAATAAGTCCTGCTGTGCGACTACAGCCACGGCACCAAAGGGTATAGAGTATATACGTGACATAGGGTCTCCTATCAACGAACGAGTACATGAGCGATTCGATGCTGCGGGGGTTTTGGTACAAGTGACCCACCAACAACATACCAGATAGTCATCCTCGAATGGTCGCAGCGAACGACAACTGGTAGCGTGGCCCCTTGCTGCTGTGCTTCTAGCTTCACCCCGAAAGTAGACAGATTTACATCTGCTCCTGTAAGGACATTGCCGAATACTTGTCCATCTCCACCACGAGAATATAAGGAGTCAAGTGTGGTCAATGATTGGTTTGCTGGAAAGAGGTCGGTGCCAACACTGGCTGATCCATTGAGTGTAACAAACGCTTGGGTGATACGACCAGTACCGGCAGATATGGCTAGTTGCCACTCTGCCCAAATGCCGGTAATAATAGCGGTTGGGGGTATAGAGAATCCATAGTTTGTAGAGATAAGGTACTCAGTGAGAGCGAGTGTAGATGTAAGGTTACATGTGGCATATACATCATCAGGAGTCAGGATATTATTGGGATTAACCCATGTTGCACCACTACCACCACCTGTCGCTCCTGCACCCGTGCTGTTTGGTCCCTGATTTGGCATATGCTGTCCTATTCTGGAGTTTCTCGAAATGTCTATTAGAGGTTTTCTGGAAAATGTCTATTAGATTTTTGGTAAGAAAATAGGCAGCACATTTCTGTGCTGCCTACCTGTGTGTCTTAGGCCCACTCATCCCGCGTGGTTACACCAGCGGTATCAGTGGTGCCTGCTGTAGCAATGTTGCCACTATCTGCATCATTACGTAGGGTCTGGAGTGTGGTACTCTGGGTGATTTTGTTCCTACTCAGCGCACCAATGTGTTGCATGATACCACGTAGAGTTGCCGAAGCCCACGAGAATACAGCGGTTGGTTCTGCGATTGGTCTATCCAGTACACCATCAGCAACAGCGTTCACACCGGTTGATGAAAGCTCATAACCAGTCTTCGTAACTACTGATCCTACTGTGCCTGTTACGTTACCACCAACGTTACCTATAACTGAGCCTACTGCACCAGTAACCGAACCAGCACTTCCAGTGACATTACCTCCAACATTGCCGGTTACGCTACCAACAGCACCAGTTACGGAAGCAACCGAACCAGTAACATTACCTTGTACTGAGGCTGCTCCTTCTCCGAATGTGCCTGCTGTAACGTGACTTGATCGTGCTCTGTTCCAGATGGCTTTAGCGATTTCAACCATACCTGTGGCTGTTGCAGCGATAGCATCCAAACCAGTAGCAGACAGAGAGTAGCCTGTCTTATCCGAGACAGTTGTTACGGAACCAACGGCACCGGTAACACTACCAACTGCTCCTGTAATGGTTGTCAACGCTACTGTACCAAATAGTACATCGTACACAGCCTCATCGAGAACAACACACTCTACCTTGATCGCGAGGGCACCAGCTACATGAATGAATACAACCAGTGGACCAATCGTGTTGGTATCGGTTGCATCGAGTACAGTATAATAGACACCGTTGCTGATATGGGTGGCACCACCAGAGTTCTTGCTTGCAAGCGTGGTAGCACCAGTCTTCCATACCTTGATATCTGTGTTGGCTATCGTTAGTCCTGTCTCTTCGGTATTTCCATCAGTCGAGTCGAGGAAATACCCTAACGGAATCTCTTGTGATGCCGTTGATTGTCGTAGGTATATTGGCATTAGGATATCCCCTGTTCTCTAAGGTGGTGCATGATTCGTACGCGAGGCTGGTCAGAGCCACTTGATATAAAGATACCAGTTCCCGGTGCTAGTGTGGGTCCACCAGTCGGAGTAAGTGTGAGATTTGGACCCGGAGTTGGTTCAATTGGATTGAACCAGACACGACCATTGGCAAAGTCACGATAGTATACGCGGTCGGTGCCACTACCACCCGCTGCTGTTACATCTTGCTGATATCCTGCTGTTGGTGCTCCCCAATCTACATCGAATACGGTCGTACCTGATGAGGCAATTTCATCCTCATCGTAGTCTGCATTATCAGTCGGTCGAATGATAACGGAGCCACCGGCACCAAGAGCATCGGTCACCATCGCTAGTGACCACGCAGCATACTCTACATTAATTTGTAGGGGTGTATCACCAAGCTGCATCGAACAGACAATATGATCTTGTACAAGAGAACGAAGTGCTATAACGTGATCTACATCTGCTTTCCACGCTGATGAACTAATATAGTCCATGCTACCAGCACCCTCATAGGATGTGAATGTTGATTCAATGAATAGCGCATCAAAGTGTGGTGCATAGTCTGTGTGATTAGTGGACGTTGCGTTCACATTGTTCACACCAAAATAGGTACCAGTTGCTACAAGGAAGTCAAGGAAGGCCAGTTGTGTAGCAGAGTATTCCTCTTTCGTATCAATAGCTGTCTCTGTCGGGGGTCGAGATGCTGCTGCTATTGTTCTCCACTGTACATCAAACACAGATGTGCCTTGCAGATTATCCTGAATAATTCCGTTGAATCTATCCGCTGCTGTGGTTTGGTCAGTATGTTCTGAATACAGAAGTTCTAGGAACCACTTATATACCCAGCTTCGGAATCCCGGTACCGAATAGTTCATTACGAACGTATCATAGCTTGCATTATACACACGATCAGTTCGTGCGCTACCACCATTATGGGTAAACCATGTTTCACTAAACGAGAGAAGGAAATCATCATACACATAATCTCTATAGAGCCATGTGTTACGACCACCATCAACATCTAGGTCTTCCGGTACCGGGGTACCTACATCATAGTTTCTGCGAAACTCAGGGCCAATATATTGATAGATTGGTATGTCGGTTGCACCGTTTCGTATTTCAGCATTCTCTGCTGCTTCCGTACCATCTAGGGTAGTGACAATCCACGCATTCTTCCGAATGTTCGCAGCGGATATCGTGTTGCTGCCCTTCCACCACCACGCAGTCGGAACCTTACGAGTTCCTCTACCTGAATGTGCAAGTGGATCAAGCCGTGCAAGCATAGTCTGATCGACAGTCTTAACTGTTCCACCACCAGACCATGTAAATTGAAATGTGTACGTTGTGCCCGGTGTTAGTGCGATGTCACCTTTATGGGTAACGTTACCGGCACCGAAATCAACCACATGTCCAGCGTAGGCTATTTTAGCTGTACGATCATAGAATGTAGCCAACGTAACATACGTACCATCGGCTGCTCCTTGAACCTTACGTTTGACCGTGACAACTTCGTTATCATCTGTATCACCTGTATATGTGCACTGTGGGAACGCAACCGCATCAGTAGCACGACTCGTTGCCGTGCCTGATACTGCTGGATCATCTGAGGTATAATCAACCTCTAGATACGGAGCATAGATACCACCAGTAGATGAACGTGATCGGAACGTAACACCAGCGGAGTTGCTGCTGCCTTGTCTCCAGCCATGAACCTGTACAACTCGATCAGCGGCATGGTATGATCCAGTGCCATCTGATATAGCCTGAATAAATGCAGTGTCGATGGTGTGTTCTTTGAACGTGTCAGCGGCATCGGCTACGGGAGTATTTGTCCACGATGTTGTACAAACAATAACATCATCATCAATATCAGTGTCATCAACGGAACCACCATTACTACCACCAGCCCATGCAACGCTGCCTGTGGTGTTCTTATGGTTCCATGTTGCACCAGCCTCAGTCCAGTCAAAGTTCGCAATCAATGGGTGAAAGTCGAAGGCTGTAACAACAGTAACGATTGCATTGGGAGCGAATCCAAGTCGAGCAGAGTTAATCGTGGCACCAGAAGGTACATTACCAGCAAGCGGGAACTTTAGAAATGCACGATCCTTTGTAGTTGTTGCGGTTGCCCCGGTCATAGCGATTGAGGTACCATTGTTGACTGTGTTCTCTTGTCCTGTTGTTGAGTTTACAAAGCAGTCAGCCGTAGCTACAATTTGTATAACTGTCACGTATTATTCCTTTATTGTTTCATGGGCCTCCGCTGTGCCAATATCTACCAAAATGTCTAATAGATTTTCTGTCGCTACCACTGAATTAGCAGGCTGAAATACATCACGGTCTATTTCAACTGCGGTCACACACTCACCTTGTTGTGCGGCTGACAGCAGCAGATTTAGATCGTTGTAACGCATGTTCGCGTGGCCCTTGGTTCCCCAATATGGACCCCAACTGTTCGTAACTCGGAAGAGTTTGGTTACATCATCGAAGCCACTGATGAGGTAGGCATGTCCACCAGCTAGGCCGCTGGTTGGTGTGACTATGATGCGGCCACCAGCGGGACGATACATTGAGTTGTACCAGCGGGTACCTACGATGACCGGCCCCTTGCCTGATAGTATCCATGTGCGTACGGTTGCTGCATCCCATGCCCATACATAGGTGGTGATGAGACCTCGCGCTTGGAGAGACTTGGCACCAGCACGTGTCGAGGTACCACTACGTAGATCGGTGGTGCAGTCTCCTGCCCACGGGTCTAGCTTGCGTGCCTCACAGTAAATGGTACGGCCATCGGGATTGAGGTTGGTGTTTTCCACCAGCCCTGTCGTTAGCCATTGTCTCCACGAATAGCCTACACACATAGGGTAGGCACCCTGATTGAGAATTGGTCCTGTTTGATAGTAGAGTTGGGCTGGCAGTGGTGCCTCTACAAGAGACTCATCCATTGCCAGCACCGTTGCCATTGGGAACTCTCTATCGTTTGGATCGATATCGGGTTCCCAACCAAGTCCAACTGGTCTGCGTACAGTTCTGGTCACGCTAGTGCTCTCAATACTACTGATGCTGTGAACGCACCAGAACCACCAACAGCGGTGTCATTCTCTACGGTTACTCGTGCATCACCACCTTGGGTGAGTCCGGTGATAACCTTTGAACCAGTGTTGGCTGCGGTTACGGTCAGATTATCTACTTCAATGTAGCGGAGTGATCCACCAAGAAGTTCAGCCACGAGGAAGCGCACCGTTACAGCCACCGCACCCGGATTGTATACCGTAGCACGGAAGGTTGTAGTGGTGTATGGTAGGAGTTCAAGTGGTACATCGAGTGGAATAGCGGTGTCCTGTGCCTGACTGTTTGCCATAGCAAAGGAGCCACGTATTGCGTACTTGCCTAGGTCATAGGCTACAGTCATGTCAGCCATTACTCGCTCATTCCAATAGCTAGGTTCGTTGCGAGGGAGTCACCATCGTTAATCGTACGTGCTGTACTGAGTGCAAGTGATGCGATTAGGTGGTCACCAGCAGCATCAACAACAGCGGTCAGGTCGGAGCAGAGGAAGCGATTCTTTACTGTACCATAGGCTGCACCCGATGCAGTCCATGTCTGGGTTGCTGAGGTTGCAATGTAGTAGGCACCGGGATTTGAGAATACGAATGGCTGACCACCAGCACCGGTACCGTTCGTAGCAATCGACTTACGTGCATAGCCACCAGTAGTAGGCTCACCATTCGCTACAACAGTAGCGAGGGTGTCTGCTTCTGCTGGTGTGGTACGGTTATCAAGACCAAGGAATAGTGCAGCCAGTGCAGCACCGAACAATGAATAGTTCGTAGCAAATACAGCGGAGAGAATATACTGCTCCCCACCATCGTGTAGGATGTTATCCTTCCACGGGTCTACCCATGTGATATTACCATACGCATCCATACCATATGACTGAGCCTTAAAGATGTGCAGTCTACGGTGTGGGGTTGGTGCCGTTCTCCCCGGCAGGAATCGAATGATCCGCTCTGGTAGCGGCTGATTGAATACAGAAAACATTAGTTCTCCTTCATTAGTTCGTGCTGAACGGCACATCTTCGAGGTTTAACACCCCGCGCACAAGGGTATAGCGATTGCCGGTATCACCTTCTGTTGTACGGAGCGCATATACATATTCATCTGCGGGTAGATCATCTCGTTCGATTTCATCCTTCGGAATGGTAACGATCCAGTTACCGCTGTCATCGACCTCGATACCGGCAGCAGTAGTCTTGGTAATAATACCCGGAATATTAAAGTCGGTAGAGATACTAAACTCCAGTAGGTCTTCTTTCTCAGCGAATCTACGTAAGATTCCTTCTCTTCTAGAAGTTCCCCGAAGTTCATATGTATCCCCCTTCTTATGTGCTTGGTCAGTACGAAGTATAGGCATAGTACGGACCCCCTAAGTAGACTCTTCAAACGCTCTCGTAATCTTCTTGCGTGTTTGTGCGGAACGGATAGCATCGTATCCAAGAGCTAAAGGTATCCATATAAAAATGACAACAAAGATAGCTGTATTTATGTTCCAGTGGATATCAGTAACGGGTGAAAGCGTTGCTCGATATGCGTACCATACTAGACAGATCAAAACAGACAGCCTAATTAGCTCAACACGCATATCATTACGTACTCTCATGAGTAGTAAACCATTCTTACCTGATATTCTTCGTGCTCGTAGATCAAGATACGCTTGTGCTGTCATCCATAGTGATGCACCGATACCGATAAATAGAACTGTTATCCAAAATATTTCCAGATAACTAAGATTATTAATCATGTTCCCCCCGATATGTGCATCTTTTGTTCAACGTAGCGTACCCTCGCATCAAGCTCTTTAATATCTTTTTTCATTATTGTTATTTCACTAGCTGGTTGTACAGTTACGTTAGTAATAACAGTAGTAGATGGTTCCTCTTCCGGTGCATCAGCATCTATACGCAGAATCTTTCGTATGTACTGCATTACTTCACGCTCTTCTCTGCGATGGTAGCTGCTCTCTTACCTAGGTCGGAGAGGCTATACGCAATTTCCTTCCACTCTTCCCGATCATTTCGCATTTCACTGAGTCGTTCGAGGCTACCAGCACGTTGGTCTGTTAGTTGCCTTTCTAAATTTGTAATGAGCATATCCTTAGCGGATAGCTCCTTATCTACCTGAAATCTAAACTGCCACATGCCGCGTGATCCGGTCGCAATGATGATGAGTAGTCCACCCACCATACCAATGCTACCCGGACCAATAAATTGTTCCATAGGATTACCAGTGTATGACAAAGTAGTACAATACTACTGTACGTGTTTCTGCGGTACCGGCAGCATCGTGGAGTGTGCAATTGATAGTAGGTGATGCTCCTGTAGTTGGAGCAGGAGAGTTATCAATGCCCACAATTCCTGTGGTTGGGTGCTGAATCATGAGTTGTATTGTTACGTATCCATTTACTGTGCCCGACAAGGCTAGATTATAGTCGCCCGAAACAAAGTCAGCGGATACATTACCCGCTTGAATCTTCCACGGTCCCGTTGCGAGTGCGGGTTCAGCACCAAGAGCCTGTACTGCACTCATGAATGGATATAGATCACCATCATTACCTTGTACAGTGTCAGCATCAATGGTACCACCCGATGCAGCAATCGTAAGTGTGTCAGTACCTGCCACTGTGGTGAGCGAGATGCCTGCACCAGCAGCGATGTTGAGTGTGTCGGTTTCTGCATCAGCGGAGATAGTTGACTGTCCTGAGACAGCAACAGAAGCAAAGCCAAATGGATAACCGGATGCAGAAATAGATACGGTATCTGATGCAACAGAACCAACAATACTGATACCAGGACCAGCACTAAAGTTAAGAACATCGGTTGGTGATTCGGGTACGAGAGAGTTACCACCAGCGAGTACCGTAGCGAACATGTTCGGAGCACCGGGTGCTGATGGAACATTACTCAGGTCATTATAGTCTGCGGTGCCAAGGATAGTCCACACGCTACCGTTCGAGAATGATATCGTGAGGTCATCGGTAGCAAAGTAGAGCGCACCATTACCTGCTGTTGCTGCCGCTGGTCGAGCAGCCAGTAGGCCCGACTGCGCTTTCACTACGGTACCTGCATTGGCTACTGCACCGACCTGTGCAGCAGTAGTTGTATGAGGATTCGATGTATTCACAGCGTGTAATGCTGCTGCTGCAAGTGTCGTGTCCGGTGCATCCTTCCAGCCTGCTTCACCGCTGAGTGCCTTGATTCTATTGGCTAGGTTACTAAAGAGAATCTGTATTGTGTTGGTGTCTACTGCTGGTGCGGTTGTATCAGTAACGGTTGGACTACCAACCTGAGCATGTGTGGTGCTGTGTGGGTTGGATGTGTTCGCTATATGTGCGGCTGCTGTAGCAAGAGAAGCGGTGTGTGATGTGAGTGTTGTGTTCGCTGTCTCCAACGAGATGACAGGAGCGGTTCTCCACGTGCTCTTGCCTGTGATTTGCTTCACCATGTTGGCAAGCCTGCTCCATAGTTGTGTTGGTGTACCAGTCTCAGATGCAAGTGCGTTGGTGTCATCAATTGTGCGAGTACCCATCTTGGCATCGCTGACAATACCATCAGCGAGGTGTACCTGCTGGATTGACAGGTTCGCAAGTGGAGCACTACCACCAGCACCAATGACCTGACCAAACATCATGCGTGTATCACCCTCGATCTTGCGTACCTGTCCGGTTGCTGGGTTCATTATACGCAGACCAAAGACACCAGTTTGTGGTGCATCAGCCGTGTCGAGGTTAATAATTTCCCACTTACCAGTGGTCGATGAGCTTGTGACTGAGGCAGCAGGGGTACCTACCCATGTGCCATCAGAGTTCTTCGCGTATGCGTTGACTTCAATGTCTCCAACACCATTGCCAAGCTGGTCAAACAAATAGCCGCGCAGTGTAATTAGTGGCATTTACTGAGCCTTTCCAGTGTTCTTGACATGGCTGTGATCCTCACCTTCGAGTGCTTCTCTGACAAAGTAGGTAGGGTCTTCGAGTGCATCCTGTTCATCAATAAAGACAATCTTAATACCCTGTCCTGCGAACAGTTGCTCTCGAAAGAGGTCGGTCGCTATCTTCTGCTGGCCCTGACCATAGTGCCAAAACTTTCCCTGAACCTCAATACCGATGGAGTAAGTGTCCACCAGGAAGTCAACCTGAGAGTAGTAGCCAGCACCAACACCCGGCAAGCGTGCCTGATATGTGAAGTCAAGTCCATCCTGTAGTCCATTCTTTTGTAGTCCCCAATAGACAGCCCACTCTGGTCGTGTGCCGGTCCACCAATCGGGTGGATCACCGGCAGGTTCAGGTCGTTTGAGTCCACCGGCCATAGGGTGACCGCGTGTACGTGTACCAATGTTAACTTGTCCCCAACCTGCTGGTGCTCTGGAACCAGAAGGGATACGCGGTAGCTTTACCTCTGGTAGTTTTGTACGTGTTGATTGTCTACTACTGCTCATTGGTAAGCTCATCTAGCTGAATTAATGAAACAGTATAGCGTGCGCTGGCTTCTGAGCCAGTAAGTTCTGCACCCTGAATGTTCGAGAGTACCACCCTACGAGAACGCATGAGTCCGGTTCTTCTGTCCCTGTAGGTGAAGGTACCAGCGATCTTCTCTACCTCTGCAATTTCATACAGTCGTTCAAGTAGTTGTTCGGAGGTCTTACCATAGTGTAGCCTCTTCGATAGCTGGATGTTGATATCCCAACCCCAAAGAAGTTGTGGTCTTCGCATAAATCCGAAGATCATGTGCCGAAGTACCGGTGTTGCGGTTGTAGATATGCTACCCCGAACCATTTGAATACGGAATTTTACCCTACGAAATACACGACCGGGTTCCTGTCCAATCGCGTACTGTGTGAGTCCATTTTGTGTAACCAGTGCAACGGTTTCCCATGATTCATCACCATCGTATGCAATTTCAACCTGTATACTGGTACCAAGTACCGCATCAATGCCTTCTGCATCTACATCAAGTGATAGAGCTAGCTTGTCTAGTTCAGCCCAACCAAGGTCTACCCACGGTGTCTCTAGATATCCATCCTCACGAAACTCTGTTGTTGGATTCTGTAGTGGGTTGTGGAGTCCCGTATCGATATCAATATAGGATGCACCATCCGAATGTGTAATCCACAAGCGGAAGGTATTATCTAGTGAGGTCACCAGACAGTAGCCCATTGTGCCACCGATAGACTGTTCGAAGAGCGGGTGCCACGACAGCCCCGGTGACTGTACGATAGCTCCAACACTACTGCTACTACCAAGTGGGAACACACCAATCGTGGGGAACTCTTCCAACACTACCGTGTCCAGTGTCGTTGGTGTTGCATCCTCAAAGAATGGCATAGACAGTGTGTCTATGGTGCTTCCTGTTGTTGTAGCAATGACAGCGTAGTAGAAACCGTGACCCGGCACCATTTGGAGTATGTTTCCTTGAAGGTGGCTTGGTAGACCTTCATCCTTTGCTGGACCAACTGATTGAAGTGTTGATCCATTATATTTAATAGCTTCGGTACCTTCTGGTACGTAGAGTTCCCCTCTCCATACCATCGCACCCTTACCAGCTACAGACATGGTTGGGTGGGTGACCGGGGTGATGTAGAATTTTTCACTATCGAAATCATATCCGTAAACACCGGATCGTGTGATTGCGTGAATAACTGGCTCACCAGTTAGATCAAAATAAATAAGAAGCTGTTGACAATACCCGCGTGGGAGATGGAGTAGTCCACCTTCGTCCCAATCAGTTGACTCGCTTGCTCCGTTGTTATCAGCATCAGGATCAATTGTCCAATAGATTCTTGTTAAAGAACTATCAGAATCATCCTGTCCGATGCGAAAGAGCTTACCATCCCACTCGATGAGGGAATCACCGGTTGGAACATACGTATCAGGACTCATGAAGTCGGTCCATGTATTCGTGATTGCATTGTAGCTGTGCAGTCCGAGGTCCGTAATAATAAACATGGAACCATTGAATATAGCACCAGCATTTGCTGATGCTGAGATAGTATGCAGGTTCGTACCCCATGATTGTGTGGATTCGGTCCACTTGTAGACTTCCGTACCTACAAACGCATAGAGTGTGTCCGCATATTCCATCAGGAGTTCTGCCTTATCCGGCAGGTTACCTGCGGGATGTATGAGTGTGTTGAGTGTTAGATATTTGTACAAACTTAGAAGCGTACTGTCAGCAAATCTATCTATATCTTGTGGAAGTTGTCCGTTCAAAATACCAAAGCCACCAGAGAAGTTAGAGATAACCCACGATGATGTGACTACCTTATCCTCTCTGGTATAATCTCCGAGAACAAACTTTGGTGCGAAGGGTGTAACAGCAGTTCTACGGACGGTACCTGTGATTGGAAAGTTCTGCCCATAGAGCAGTATCTCATTCTCTCTGAGAACGTTCGTAGACTCATGTGGCATGTACTACTCCAATACAGGTCTGCTGCCCGGTGGTATTCTACCAACAGAGTTGCGCTTACCGCGTTCATAATCATCAGATGCAGCAAGCTGTCTTCTCAGATGTTCTTCTGGATCAATTGCTGCACCACCGGCCCGGTTGGCATGTAAGAGGAACGCTGCACGGGCTGATGTAGTAAATGGATCAGATTCTATGATGCTATCTTCCCACAGTGGAAAGGTGGCCGAGCGAATACCAACCAGATCAACTGGCTCAGTTGGTGTGGCTTCCCACGCGATCCTACGACCGGTACGTACGTGCCAGTCAACTGGTAGGAGCTTGTCTTCATTAGACCATATCTCGCTGATGTGGGTGATACCAGCAGGCAGTGTAAATAAATCATCCACCACCAGCGCATCCTCGATGCGTACCTCGATACGTGCCTGTTCCGATAGCTCGTTCACAGCGATCTGCATTGCTTCATCTATCTCCGTGGGATTGATTTGGAACATGGTGTACTTGGCACCGTAGGTTGGTGGTGTCGTGAATGGTCGATGTAGCTCAAAGGCCGAGCCGTTGTATCCAACAACCCTGAATGGGATACCCGCATCCACATGCAGTGGATCGAGCATGATCCAGTAGTAGTTGTACTGTTCTGGATTCCCAACAAGGCTGAGGTCAGCGAGTGTAGTCATGCTGGCATCTGATACGATACCCCGCACAACCTCACTGACACGTGCTCCGATCTGTGAGCGTAGGAGAAACTTTGTGATGCCTGCTGTTGGTTGTCGTCCCACACTAAATACCTGTGTGACTGTGGTGTCTGCTGCAAATAGGTGCCACTCTGCTGTATAGAATCCAGCAAAGAGTAGCGGTAGTAGTGTCGTGTATCTGTAGCGGTTCCAACCAGATGGTGCGATGACCTCAGCAGCCAACACGACCAACCCATACGGATCAGTAATTGTCAGGTCTACTATGTCATCATCACCACCCGGAAGGTCAGCAATGAGCGTAGCTACACGTAGAATCTCTCTGTCAGCCATGCTACGCTCCTTATATTAGACTGGTGGTTCAACTGCTGGGTATCCACCAGAAATCTGTGTTGCATACTTAGCTCGAAGGGCTTCATCGATGATATCGTTAGGAACACGAAGCCTTCGATTGAAATCCTTCAAGTCATCCACACCATCAGTCTCGATTAAGTCGTGGATGTTGTTCTCAGGTGGCATAGGATCACCGACTACGAGGCCCAGAGCCGCTAGTAGCGGATCATCTGTGAGGTCCACTCCGGTTGTACCGAAACCACCACCCGACACAATCAGATTGTTAGTACCGAAATCTGTTGGTGGGTATGGGTTCGGATCAAGCCCCGGATAGCCGGTTTCGGTATCAGAACCAAAGCCCTGAATTACCTTTGGTGCCACCGCTGCACGGTCTGTCTTATTAGCCATTGTCTTCTTCATTCTCCGCATCATCCCCTTCAACATACACTACTTCGGGCAGGGTAGCCTTGAAGCGTACCTTCTCAGGCTTGCTTTCCACTACCGGCTCTGCCTTCTCAGGACGCTGAACAAGATAATTGGTAATAAAAGTAAAGGTGCGTTTTGATGCCCATGTCTGCTGCTCTTCGCTGAATGTTTCTTCCTCTCCATACTGCACACCGGTAGCTTGGTCTCTACCATAGTAGCGACCATCCTGTCCGTAGAGTTGGAGTAGTCTGAGTGCATTTTCACGTGTTACTCTGCGTCCAGCGGGAGGAACATTGTACGGCTCACCCTGATAACGAAACTGCATTGACTGCCTGTTCGGTGTGCCAATGAGTACGGTACCATCGTGCTTCGTATCATAGTTCCCTGCCTCTAACCACAGTTGTAGTGTGTTAGTGCGCTCTGGTTCAGCAAGCGACAGAATGTCCTGTAGAAGAGCAGATGAAACATCATCCTCTTCATACACGACTACGGCTCTTCTTCTCGTAGATTGTTGCGTGACCATTCCTTAACAAACCTTTCTGATTCTTCTTTCGGTAGATCAAAGTATCCGGGGGCATCGGGAGGTAAACTCCATCCCTTTGGCCGGGAGATACCTTTACCCACACTGTTATATATTCTATAAGCATCCATTCCGCACATCTTACACATATATGTAGGATGATTGATGATCGAGTCTATGGAAATGTGCTCATCAAATTCGTGCCCACAGTCACATTTAAATGTGTATAATGGCACTTAGTGATTCCTTTCTAGGTATTGAGCACCAAGTAACAAGAGGTCTGGATTGTCTCTAGCGTATCCTAACATAGAATTACAACTATTACAAAGCAGACCTCTAACCAGTCCGGTGTTGTGGTCGTGGTCCACACTAAGTAATTGGTGGCTATCTACACCACCACATATAGCACATACTCCTGATTGATTATTGTGTATAATCATATAGTCTTCAAGAGTAAGTCCGTATGTTGATTTCAGATAAGTCTGTCTCATACGAAGTTTGTGGTATGTAGGATCAATATCGCAACGGTGTTTGTACTGCTGTTTACTATAGGCTGATTTACACACACTGCATATAGGCTGTCTATCATTTTTCTTTTTATTTCTAAAGTGAAAACTATCGACAGATTTTGTTATACCACACTTACTACATGTTTTACTATCTACCAAGATAAGGTTCCTATCTATTCTTAGCCACCTACAGCGGTAAAGGTAGTACCAAGATCGATGATCTTCGCGTTCTTTCCGGGGTTCTTGCAGACAAGGTTAGAGTAGTGTGTGATGATGAGTCTGTCACTATCCTTGTTGGTGCTCTTTGGCTTAGTCTCGAAGTTTTCGAGAACATAGTAGTTCCATGTGCTCTTGTCGAGGAAGTAGACAACACCTACTGGTAGGTTTGGCACAGATACGAAAGACATACCTTCGAAGTCGAGTGCCTTGTAGCCACCATCAAGGGTTGTTACATTCTGGAACTGTCGGAACTGCTGCAAGGTGTTACCATACTGGTAGTAGTGAACACGGTTACCGATGATAAGATCGATGCTAGCCTTGCGGTCTAGCTGCTCCATCTCAGCAATAACCTGCTGCATCAGGAAGGTAGTAAGAGGTCGTGGTGTACCTGAGTTGTCAAGTACGAACGATCCAAACCATGGGTGAGTGGCACGGTTGATACCTGCATACACACCAACATCTGATACAATGTATCCAATACCGTGGATAGCACGACCGTTAACATCTGCTGTAGATGCCATCAACTGATCGTTAATCCTATCCTTCAAGTCTTCGAGGGCTTCCTTGGTTTCGTTACCAAGTACCTCCTTGAATGCACCACCACCACGAGTAGCAGCCTGTGCCATACCTGTGACTTCTACAACCACCCAATTCTGCTTGAATGGTGTACGTGCATCTGCGTAGCTCTGCATTCCGGCCTCTGGGATGAGGTCGTTTTCACTGTATGGACCAGCCGACTGGTTTCCACCATAGTGAATCTTCCAACGTACTTCGGCCCCTTGCCCTTTCTTAGTCCCGAACATATCCAAGAGCAGGTTGGAGCGTACCATCGCATCACTCCACGGCTCTTCGAATACTTCCTTGATAAGAGCACCGACCTTATTTAGATCAACTGCCATGTGAGAAACTATCTTTCACTATACGGTTGTAGAAACCGTGTACTACCTGCGAATTCTCGCAGTCATAAAGCGGTCGAGTGCTTCATCCATATTCTTAGCTGGCTTCTTTCTAGGTGAAGTTGAGCCTTGGGCTGTGCCAAATCTATCTGCACCACTACTCTGTCTCTTGGTCTTCGTTGCTGTGCGTGTTTTCACACGCTGCTTAGAAGAGATAAGCGTAGCCATTTCTGCCATATCTTCGGGGTCTTTCACAAGGATGAGCCGCTTGAACTCTGCTGAGTCCACTGGAATACCATGCTTGACTGCAAGCTGCTGTGCCCAAATCGCACGAGATGCTTCTTCAAGTGCCTGCTTTTCAGTGCTAATGCTATTGCCCTGAATGTGCAAGACTACTTCGGAAAGCTCTGCACGAATCTGTGCTGCTGCTGCTTGTTCATCCATGCCACTCGCTAGCAGTTCAGTGTGTCGTAGCTTGGCTTGGTTGCCAAGGAACTGCATCTGCATCTGCTGCTTCTCTTCTTGTGATTTCTGGAGAGCACCCTGTAGCCCACCGAGCCGTGCCTGTAGCTCTGCTACCTGCTGGGCTATTTGAGCATTGTCGGGAGTCTCCTTTTCATCTGAATCTTCGGACTCTTCCTCATCATCCTCTTCTTCAAAACTATCATCATCGGTATCACCGGTATCAAGTCCTGCGAAGGGGTCTTCAAAGTCATCATCATCCTCATCATCAGTGAAGAACGAGTCTCTTCCTGACATGTGTTGTACCTTTCTAGGTTTTCACGAAAACCTATATCATTTAGTAGGCTATGCCGTACTCATTAAAGAAATCTGTTGGGGATCGACTACCCTCTGGTTGTCGTGTGATCCATTTCTGGTACGCACGGAACAACACCAAATTATTATATGGTGCTGGTAATCCTTCTCCCCATACCCCACCATTCCACTGCATCACTGAGTAGTCGTTCTGCGTGGTAGCACTACCTGATGTTGGTGCGTTCTTCTGTATCTCACTCTCTGTCTTCGGTCGCTGGAAGCTCTGAGTGAGTGCAGCCGCATTGTTACCAAGCCGTGCCATCTCGCGGAACTCTTTGGTTGCTAGCAGTTCTTCTGGTAGATCATAAAACTCTTCTTGTGATTTCTGAATAGCAAGTCTGTTCTTGGTGACATTGCGTGTAGGGAATGGGTTCACAAAACCTATAAGGCTTCGGTGGAACTCACGTCCTATATTATCCTTAGCTGCACGGTCCCACTCTACATTACCCGGACCTTCTTGGCTTGCAGTAATGTAGCGGTCTCGTACATCTTTGGTATCCGCACTTGGATTGACAGCCTGCATCAGCGCAATCTCTTGCAACATGTTTTCCTGCAAGCGACTGACTATTGCGTTATCTGTATAAATAGAGTCAGTGTGTCGCTGCACAGGTTCAGTTGTGGTTGCGCGTACTGCATTCTGTAGCCTACGCATGGTGCCTTCACCGGTTATATCCATCGGTCCACCACCGAGCTTCTTAGAAGCTAAACTTGCAGTTGAGTTAATGACCGATGACCAACGGAAGATCGGCATTGGTTCATCTTTAGGTCCGTAGAATCCCATCATACTCATTGGTATCTGGAACCACGGAGCTACACCCAAACCAACACCAGCAATCTTGTCCAACTGTCGGCCCACATTCTCCCTGCTGACTGTAGGAACGGGTTCCTCTTCAAAGTTGTCAGGAGACATGAGCTTCTTAGTCTGGTCAAAGATAGAGAATGCTGCAAGCGGATTGAAATATGCCTGTGCTGGGCCAAATATGTTTGCCAGCATACTGTCTCCCAGCGGCATATATCCACGATAGCGAGTTGGTAAGCCCATATTGATACGGTCCTGCTCCGATATATCTTGATAGGCTTGCCATGCATTAACCATCTCTGGATGTGATGCGAGTTGTTCGAGATACCACGGAAGGTTTCTCGTTGCGAAGAAGTGGAAAGGCATCCAACTCTTTAGGAACAACGCGCTTTCTATATTGTATGAAGTCTCGTAGTCGAGATGTGTCTTACGTGCGAAGTCCATACCTGTTTGAGAGGCATTCTCTACTGCTGTTCTCCAAGCATTCGATAGCTCGTTTGCAGCAGCAGCACTACCACCCTGACTGATAACAAATTTGTGTACCTGCTCAGGTGAAAAGTCTATGCCAAAGTTACGGTTGTGTTCTGCACCAACACGATTGAGTTGTGTGATGATATCCACACCGTTTGGACCCGGAACTGCTCTACGCACGAGGGTATCAAACTCTGGCTTGTAGGCCAACAGATAATCCTTCGTTCCATTACTCCATGCCCACTCACGGAAGGTGTTGTCGCTTGCTCGTGCAATCGCACGGTTGAATCGTACAATAGGAGATAGCACCTTCTCACCAACTACCGGCACGCTTGCCAGTGCTGGTCGCATTTCTGCGTTGAGAATTTCGCTATAGCCCCCTCTATCTCCGAACTTGGCAAGGTCTCCGAGGTTACGCTGTGCTGCACGACCAACGAAGAGTGCCTCTGGTGGACCCTGTAGTCCCCAGCGCTTTGCTTGCTTTCTTGCACCAAACTGCTCAACCGGATTGATACCTGCAACAGCACCACGTACGATCATATCCATCCAGTTAGCCATTTGGTAACGTGGAGATACAAGTGCTTGTTCTCTCCATGCACGTGGTATCCAACCAAGTGATCCCCAGAAACGGTTAATATTTCCAAGCTCTAGTGTTGGATCAGCGAGTGCTTCCTTTACAAACTTCTCACGAAGGTTGTCGATATAGGCACTACCAACGGTGTACTCATGGAAGTCAATTCGATCAATGCCTGCTACCCGCTCAAAGAATTTGTTGCCTATGAGCTTCTGGAGTGCCTCTGGTGTCATGTGATAGCGTTTCAAGAATGCGTTGATCTTCTTAGCATCACCGGGATCACTGATGATGCCGTTCTCCACGTAGTCGAATATTTCTCCAGCGGTCATGTTGTCGTTCAGGTGTACAAGATCATACTTCGAGAGTATGACATTTATCTTATCAACATCTTCCTTCCACTTCGCATCTGCTTTCTGTACCGCTGGACTAGCCTGCATTGTTTCCATCATCTTCATATCCTTTTCGGATAGGATACTCCAATAGGGATTGTTCGATGTCACCTGTTCGGTTGGGACATTAGAGGTTGCGATTGTTTCTGGAAACATGCGACCGATGTTTCGCATAGCAAGCGGGTGGAGTACACCCGATGCTGCACGATGCATATTCATACGCGAGAACATGAGGGATAGGTTTGCACGTGCCTCGCGCTCTGATGTTGAGAAGAGAGCCTGTGTAAAGAGCGGTGCATATTGGCTGTTCATCCAGAGTGACTTGTTCGCGAAGGTACCCGGATTTCTCTGGGCCTGTTCGGTAACAATCTGCTCTACGATATGAGCCATTGGGGCTGGCTTGCCCTGTGTCACCTGTGCGATGATCTGTTGGATATTGTTCTCTGCTGCCTGTGCTTCAAGCCGTGCTGCGCGTGCTTCACCAGCACTATCGAGGAACTTCTGTGTTGGTCGTACACCGAACGGTGATGGTTCTGGTCCCGGTGGTGCTATATATTCACCACGAGCAGAGAGCTTCGAACGTACCCAACCATTTGGATCGAGTGTTGGATTCGCAAGAATGTGTTCGTTGACTGCGTGTCGCTGTGATGCTGTGGTTGTGTCTGCATCAAGGAACTTCTCTAGTCCTGCTTGATCCTGCGCTGTGAGTAGTCGTTCGGTACTCTTGATAGCTTTACGTGTACTCTTGTTGTCAACTGCTGCGGTGCGATTAGCAAGGGTGCCACTGTACTGGTAGGTACCCTCTGGAATAAGTGTGGTTTGTGTTGCCTTATCAGCAGCACGAGATGCTGGTGTTGATACTACACGATGTTCGAACGGCTGTGGTCCAGTCGGTGCAGTGGTAGGTGGTGTAGCTGTTGCGCTACGGCCACGTACGATATCTTGCCACTTCTTTAGCACACCTTCTCTATAATTTACATCATTCTGCTGATTAAATTCTGCACGGAATGTAGTAGCCTCATCACCAGTTAATCCGAGTCGGTTGATTACCCGATCTGCTGCTGTGGTCATGGCTCGGACACCCTCTGCTGGTGCTTCTACAGGTGGTGTTACTGCATCAGCTATATCCTCGGCATCGGGGTCTTTGTATCCGTAGTCATCCATAAGAGAATAAACACCATCATCGAGGGCATCACCATCATCAGCCATCTGTTGTACAACTTTGTATTCCTTACGGAATGCATCAGCTTCTTCTTTAGTTGTGAGAAGACCCTGTGTCCTCATTTGTTTAATGACAGAGGCAATCTTTTTGGTGTCCATTGGTGGTAATGGTTCGGTACGTGCCTGTGCTCTACCAACTGGTGTTCGACCAGTCGTTATCTGACCACGCTCACCAACAGTTCGAACAGCCTCGCGTGTAAACGGTTCAACTGATTCGGATGGGGCACCATAGGTGGTACCACGGAAGAAGTTATCCCAATACGTAGCTATTTCAGGGTTGTGTACATCTACACCATCCCACATAGAGCGTATAAACGACCATGCGTTTTCCAGCATAGAACCTATGTGCTTGTATGCTCGTACGAGTATAGGATCAAGTCCCTGATCAACAGCAGCATTGTGCAAGCCACCGCTAGCTATGAATCGTTCTAATCCATTCGCAAATAGTTCTGACTGTGTGTCATTCATTCTCATTGCATTACGAGAGCCAAGAACATTCAAGAGTTCCTGATAATCCCCTGCTGGCATAGTTTCTTCAACTACATGAGCCAACTCATGAGCATAGGTGAGAAATGGTTTAGCAACATTTGGATCAGCTACGGCATCGAATAGATTCACAAGAATATGAGCGTTATTAGCTATGTCGGCCTTTCTCTTTGAGGTTAGTCCAAGAGTTTCTGCATCCTTGTGGAAGTTTCCAGTTCGAACACCTTGTCGCATACCCTCAGCGAGATGTACAGGTTCATGCCGTGCTTTAAGAATACCATACAGATGTTCACTAGTAGGTATGTCGGTGTTGCGTGCTACGATGTTACGCACCATGTTATCGGTGAGTAGGACAGCGAGGTTCACTTCATCTTCCTGAGCACCCACCTGTCGCATCATGCTTGCCATGTCACTGATATATGTGTTACGAGCCTGACCATCCACGATACCCTCAACCTGTGGTCCAGCGTATTCTAGATTCATCTTGGTGAGGATTGGGTCAACTGGTTCACGCGGACCTGCTGGTATGCCATTGATGAGGTCATCTAATGTGTCAGAAATATCGTTTGTGGTTCGTGCCTGTGGTGCACCCCTACGTTCTGCTAGTCTGCGTAAGCTAGGATACTCTGCGAGTACGTTCTCTGGTATCTGCTCTCCCGCTTCGATAGCCTGCTTAATCAGTTGTCTGTGTACGATAGGTGCGGAGTCTACACTGAGGTCAGTAGATGATGCTGCAATATTGTATTGGTCCAACTGTCTGTGCATTGCACGGGATGCTTTGATTTTCTCACCCGGTGTAAGGTCATCACGTGCCCATATATCTGTCAGTTGCCAGCTACTAATCTCTCCATTTACACGGTCGTACGGCTCTATCCTCGCAACAACGAGTGCTTGTGGATGCGGCCACTCAGTATCATCAATAAGTAATCCATATGCACTCTGCTGTCCCGGTCGATCCATATACGCAATAACACGACCGAATGGTATCTTTGAGGTAGATGAATCACTGTCATAGATACCCGTAGGTACCGCAGGCATGTCTTTTATAAGTTCTCGCGATGGTCCAAAGCCAGTATCACGACCCTCATCGGACATATATTGATACCAACGCTGTTGGAGAATCTGTGAGGTTTCTCGTTCTGCTATTCTCGTAGCCATGCCTGCGCGATCAGCGACCTCTGTACCCTCTTGTGGATTCTTGCGTGCCACATCTGCCAAGAACTCTTCACGAGTTGCTTGCCATGCTGGTGTCCCTGATTCCATATTCCAACGTATGTTGACACGTGGTTGTGCTGTACCAACTATGTCATCCTCTAGCGCACCGATTGACTTCAAGTATGGAATCACATGTGGTGCTGCTACATCGGTTGGCATGAGATTATGTAGTACATGAAGCCTCTGGTCATCATCGAGGGAAGTCATGTGTCGGATAACATTTTCTGGTGTTGGGTTGTTATTCATGGTCTGAATGTTGCGTAGTGCATCCTGTTGGAGTGCACTACCCTCCGCTGTGTTGTAGGTAAATACAGGTTTGAGGTTACCAGCCTCATCGACTAGTCTACCCTGCCATGCTGCACTGAGTGCTCCTGCATTCTGGAAGTTCTGTGTTGCTCCAATAACATCACGAATTTTCTTCAATACTCCGGTCTCTTTGGTTTCTACAAAGGCATCCTTCTTAACGAGTTGTATAGCCTTCTTTGCACCCTTTAGGGGACCAAGTATAGGAAGAGCCTGTAGGTCTTGGAGTCGGTTGATTGCTTGGAGTGTCTCCGCTGCGAGAACAGGGTGTCGTGCAGCAAGAGATGCAACCTTTGGCAGCTTCATTGCTGCACCAGCGGTACCTGCTGTGATCCACGTGGTAGGATCGGCAGCAATTTCTGCGAGTACGTTCTCTAGGAAACTGTTACCCTTAGCCTGTTCTCTCCATGCTTGTGTCAGAGAGCCTGACTTCTGTACCTGCTTGCGTTGTGCTTCATTGTGTGGTGCGATTACATCTGCGACTGTACCCGGTATGAACATCGGACCAAGACCAATATCAACCGGTCCCAAGTCCCATGTGAGCGGTGCGTTTCTGCGGCTCTTTGCCATTGCACGGATATAGTCACCAACCGGTGTGTTGCTAGATGCTGCTCGTGATGCTACACCAAGTGTCGGTCGGGCTAGATACTTACCAGATAGGTCGAGTGCCTCACCAAGATAGTGTAGCCCCTCTCCCGGCACATGTAGCGCACGGTCTAGTAGATTCTTGCCTTTCTTCGGTTGTTGTGCTTGCTGTGTTGCGAGGGGCTGTGTTACCTGTTGTACGGTAAGGTTTGTGAGAGGCTGCTTGCGCTCGATCTTGGGTACAATTGTATCCTTCACGATCTGCTGTACTGATGCAGACATGCAACCTCCTATACCCTACCATATCCTACCGTGTGTTGTGACCAATAGGCATCATTGATTGATACAATCTTAACAATATCTCCCTCTTTAGGAGCCTGAATCATCTGTCCATTGCCTATATACATACCAACGTGGGTGATGCCGGGTGCATCAGTTGTGCCTGCAAAGAAAATAAGGTCACCCGGTTGGAGTTCCTGACTTGTAATACGCTTCGTTGCGTTGTATTGCTCCGCTGCTGTGCGTGGCAATTGTATCCCAGCCTGCTGATAGGCCCACTGCATCAGTCCAGAACAGTCGAACCCACCCTCTTCCCATGATTCTCCTGACCAGATATAGGGTGCCCCCTGTGCAGACATAGCTGCTTCAAGGGCATGAGAAGCATTCGGTGTAGCTGGGTTACCACCATTAAAGGTTTCTCCTACGGTTGGTACACCATACTCTAGCTGCTGCATGTAGCCATCGAACGCTGATACATAGGCTCCAATATCGGTGCCGTATGAGTCGGAACTTCCACTATAGGAGCCATCATCATTGAAGGCACCAGCACCACCGAAGTAGGCTGCTGCCGCTGATGACCAGCTACCATAGCGTTCATAGTTCTGTCGTAGAATTGCTGCTGCGGTGAAGATGTTTGTGCGTGGGTCTTGTAGATTACCACCATACTGTTGTGCAAGCTGTGACCAATATTGTGGCATGATCTGCATCAGACCCATAGCTCCACCGGGATCGTTGACATTGTTACCCTGTGATTCGATAGCCATGATCGATGCAAGTACCTGCCACGGCACCTGTAGCTCTGCACCGGCCTGCTCCATCAGGTCTCTCCACTGCATTGTGCCAGCGAGGTTACCCCCACCTACCGATGCATTCTGGTTCGACTGTGTGACCTGACCTACAGAAGTCTTCGGATTGAACTGGTTCTGTGCCAACATGTCCTGATAACTCTTTGGTCCAGCATTCAGGAAGGAGAACAACTCCATTTGTGGGTTGCTGCCCTTAAATCCAAGTAGGCCACTACCACCGATGTTCGTGTTATACCCACCACCGGCACCAGTTTGTGTCTGGTATCCACCCCCAGATTTCTGTAGCTGTGTGATGTAGGATGAGAGTGGTGGTGTTCGTTTCTGCATACCAGCAGCGGTTGTGTTGGGCAGCAAGGCACGTAAGTTTTGACTTACGCGGTTCACTGCTGAGGTATAGTCACCAAAGCGTTCAGCCATTGCTGCCCCCTATGTTAAAATTTTGGTCGGTATGGACCACCCTTTGCACTGCCTGCATTGGGGGCCAAGTTGTGTCTATACTGCTGTCGGATAGCACCAAGCGCACCCGGATTTATCATACCCGGCCCAGCTTGCATCGTTCTTCCCGGCATCATGTATGAGGTATCTCCCGAACCCTGACCACCGGCCATTCTGCGTAGCCACTCCTGCCACTCTGGTCGCTGCATACGCTGAAACCAATCAACAAAGTTACCGGGATTACCGGGCTGACTAGTTGATCGTGGCATGAATGGTCGTACTGGTGTTACAACCGGTCGTGTTGGTCCCATCATTGCGCGATTAGCTCCGCGCTGTAAGCCATGTGCGAGTGCGTTACTAAATGGTCCCATCTTAGAATCCTAACGATCCGAGAACATCTTTTCCACGCATCCACTCTAGGAATGCATCAGCAATGGTCTGTCCTGCACCAAGTCCTGCTTCAATGGTTGGCTGGTTACCAGCGAACTGATTGTACTGGTCAAGTAGTCGAGACTGTAGCCCCTGCCGCACCCTGCTACCAGCACTACCATACATGCCAGTTTCCATCATCGATGCAATAGCTCGTGTGATATCCTCCGGTGTCATATTATCAATCATTGCGGATAGGTCAGCGGTGTTACCACCACTGAAAAAGTTCTGGAGCATACCACCGAGATTAGCACCCATAGCGTTGCCACCGGTACCCTGATTGAACCAGCTACCTACGTTACCAAGGAACTCCCCCGGTGCTCCGGTACCGCTACCGAAATATTGCATCCATTCTAGTCCCGGTGCTAGCTGACTCATCGCATTATAGAATGGAGAGTTACTGCTGACACTGAGTCCGAGTCCCTGCATAATGTTGTTGACAGCAGCACCCGGATTGTCTAGAAATGAGTTGCCAACATAGTCTGCTGTTGTACCACTACCGGTGGTATATGGGTCTGGTGCCTGTGCCGGATACGGACCACTTTGCATACCGGGCTGGTTTGGATCAACGAGTCCAGCATCCCGTGCAGGGTCCCAATAGCCTGTTTTGTATACTTGTAGATCGGGTGGTGAAGGCACAGTACCAAGGCTGGCCTCATGACCGGTACCACCACTCCCTGTTGTCTTCTTCTTCTTGCGGGTACCCCCCGAATCAGTTGCCATATGTGTCTCCCTAGACTAAAATGAAATCGTACGAACTGGCCGGTTAAAGTAGCTTGGGTTCTCCCTACGTATGTTCGGAGATGAGCGTGCAAACTCCTTATTAAAGTTATAGTTCTTTACGTAATCAGTGAACGAAGTCATAGGCTGCATATTAACCTGCTCGTTCCACTGTTGGTTTGTCCACTGGTCTCGCACACTACCGAACATTCTACGGAGCATATCCGTAGCAGAGTTCGATGGTCGTGCTCTACGAATTAAATCCTCCCATGCAAGGTCGGGGTTATCGTTGTAGAACCCTGTAGTGAATGGGGCATTACCGGCCATAGCCTGTGCGAATGGACCCATATTAAACGGTGAGGATTGACCATTGTATGCGTAGCTAGGCATTAGGTAGTCCCCCGTTCTCTATTACGCTTGGCTAGTGCCTCTGCGTACTTCATAAATGCCTCTGGTGTCTTATTCCATGATGGTTGCGCGGTGCCTTGTAGCCAACCAATGTATGCGTTATACATAGACTGATTATCAAAGTTACCACCCTGACCACTGCCCCAATAGCTACCATCCCATGCCATCATATCCTCATCCGGCATCATTTGGGCTTCATCGGTTGCTTCCATAAAGCCCCAATCCATCGCAGTATCCGGTGCTGCTCCTGCTGGTGCTGTCTGTTGTTGGTTACCGGTTGCCATCGCTGCTTCGGTAGAGGTTAGTCCCTCTGCTGGTGGAGCAGTGGATGTTGTTTCTTCTGGTTGGTCCTGTTCAAAGCTGCGTTGTGCTTCGAGTACCGCATCAGTCATGAACTTGTAGTATTCGGAAATGTCTACATTCTGTTCATCCTGCATCGATCCATTATACCAGAGTCTGATAGCCTCATCGGCACCCTCTGTGAATGCCTTAGCTACCTCTGGTGCAATGGTAACACCCTCTTGTGCAAGGTATTTCAACACAATTGCACTGGTCTTATTCGTGACCTGTTGTGAGTTTGTTGCGTTTTGGAATGGTACAGTACGGTCTGCTTCGGTCAGGTTACGCATGACAGCATACTGTGCATCGGTGTCCCATGCGGTTGTTCTGTCAGTTGGTGCCTCTGCTGCTTGTGTACCCTGTACGGCATCAGTAATAGCCTGACCAGCGTTCATTGCTGCACGCGGTAGACTTCTTATGAGCGGTCTGGTGACATTAAGTGGTGAATTGTACAGGAAGCGTGTTGGTGCTCCGGTTATTCTGCTGGCATCGGTAGCAAAGTCTTTTCCACTACCGAGTAACTGTCCAATTACATCACCGGTTACACGTGCTTCACCCATACCGGGCAGCATACTACGTGTAAATGCGCGTGCGTTTGGTCCCGTTGCTGCCTTAAACAAGCCTACTGCTGGTCCGATAGGGGGCATAGGAACAACGGGTTTGATTGGGGATTTCTTTAGTATTTCATCTAAGAAGCTCATATTACACTCCTAGTGGCATACCGGCTGCCATACCAAGCGGCATTGCCCCTGCTCCCGGTTGTCCCGGTGGTAGTCCACCACCCGGTCCACCTAGGGATGAGCCGAGTGATTGCTGCATCAGGTTGGCTCCGGGCTGTGCTACCGGTGCTTGCGATGTGGTTGTGAGTCCCGGTACCTGTGGTCCCTGTGGCATCTGTGGTTGTTGTGGTTGTCCACCAGCAAACTCTGCCATCTTCATGGTCATATAGAGTTTGAAGAGTTCTGGATCAGCCTGATACAAGGTAAGAGGAACCAGTCCCTTCTTGATGATATCTTCATCCATGTTGATAAGATCATACAATACGCGCTGATTTTCTCGCTCTGGATTGTCGATCATGAGGTAGTCTTCACGTGCAGTTTCTAGTGAGATGAGCTTCTTCTCAACCAGCATGGTTGCTAGCTGTGCCATCGTTGCTCGATCCTTCGGTGATACATCACGATAGTATACAATATTTTCGGTACCAACAGCCTCTACTTCTTCTGGTGCAAGTGTTACACCAGATTGTACAACACCTTGCTGGTCGCGTGTCCAGAAACCAATCTCACCCTCTACAAAGTCACGGATGAGAATAAGTGCGTACTCATTGACCTGTGTATATGCTTCCTGCATTGCCTCAACCACAGCATAGAGTTGGTCTCTCGCTGCATCGGTCATCATCGACATGAGGAAGCCAGTTTCGGTGCCACCCTGTCCCCAGAGTACGTTCGGCAGTGTGCCCTTCTGTACATCATCGAGTAGGCTGTCAATGACAGGACCAACATCGTTTGGGTTCGGGTTCAGTAGGAGCGGCTCTACTCGTTCTCTGTCATACAACAGGTAGTTTGTGGTGCCCGGTGTATAATCGAGTGGTCGTGGGAGCTTATCTTGGTTTGGGTCATAGTAGTAGAGTGAAGCGGGGTTAGCTGCGTTTGCAACCTGTGTCGCGAGTTGTGATAGGAGTCGGTTGAGGGATGCATAGGATGCTTTGATGCCGTGGAAGATCGGTACACCCACATCTTCAACCCATGAAGTCTGGTCCACCGAAGTTGCGCGGATCGGAGAGCCGTTGCCGGTAACAATAGCCCACGGTACAAAGCCATATTCATGTGCGGTTGGCTTCTTGATGTACACACCCGCAACTGAGATAGCGTGGAACCAGTCATCGTAGTATTCGGTGACCTCCACCTGTTCCTCATCATCTTCCTCATCGAATTCCTTAGCCGCTTCCTCCCATTCATCTTTGAGTTCTCCGTATGTGGTCCAATATTTATGCACTACGTAGAGTAGCCCTCGGTCTCCAAATTCAGGATATACCTGTCGTGGATCAAAGAGCTTGACTCTGATAGGCATTTCGACTGCTGGGTCTACTTCGGAATCGTACCAGATACGGAAAGAGGCCCATCCCCTCAAACAGAGGAAATGTGCCATCGCGTGTTGGAGTGAACCCTGACTCTGTGATCTTCTCCATGTACGATTCCACGTTGTCCACGACCAACGTAGGAAGTTCTCAATCTTCTGAGCTTCTTCTTTGTCATCTGGTCCGGGTGGAATAACTTGGATCGTAGGAGTCTGAGATGCAAGCATGTTTGCTGCCTTCTCAACCACAACGTAGGGTGTATTTTTCTGGATGACTTCACCAGTTCCCTCTACCTGCTCTTCCAAGCGATAGAGTGAGAGGTCTTCATCCATACGGTTGTCACGAGGGAGCCACTTACCAGTAATACGTGTGACCTTATCATCGATTTCATCTTCGGTAATCTTACGTTTCTTCTTACGTGATTGTGCCTTAGCCTGTGACTGATTATCTGGTAGTGCTGGGGGCTGCGATAGTCCCTGCTGTGCCTGTATCTCCTGTAGAATGAATTGCATGGTTGGGGTGTTCGCAAGACCGGCCAGCATTCCACCGAGCGGATCACCAGCAGCTTG